TGTACTTCTTTGATAGCTTACGAAAGAAGAACCTGTCGTTACGTTTTAAGAATGATTCTTCGCCCGCTCGTACCTTACCATTGTACTTGAAGTAATCATAGCTCGGCGAATTGAAGTGTAGACTAATCGCAGTGTACATTTTATAGGCTTCAAATGGGTCCATATCAAATAGGTAATCTAGATGTTTTTTTCAGAAAATTTAACTCTTCTGCCTCTTCTTGTATTCTTGCCTTCAGAATAGCATTCTTTCGGATGAATTTAGCCACGCTTTCAATCTCAATATTGTTGTTCTCACAGTACAACACAACGGCATCCATGAAATAGATTTCGTTGCCATTTGTGAGTTTTTCAATGTCTTCGATGAAAGTTGAAACCGCGGCTATCTGCGGATCATCATCCTTGAAGATAGCAATCAAGAGTCACCTCGCGCAAGACCATTCGCACAGATTTCAACGACCATACGCTTCTTTGTCCACGACATCTTCAGTACTTCGAGTCCAAAGCCTTCCGCGTATTCGACCAACTGTGCCTTAGTCATTGCATTCAGTTCTTCTTCAGTCTTGACATCAGGAAAAGTAACTCGATATTCGGCTATGTCTTCCTCAGCAGTTGTATCGACTGTATCAATGCCCTCGAAAGGATCACGGGGCGGAAATGCCATATTCAATATTTGAAGAACAAAGTTTCTAATCATATCCAGCATTGAATTTCTCCTAGTTCTGTTGAAATACTATTTATCAGATGTGAAAAAAGGCTGGAGCGAACTCCAGCCAAAGTGGACAGTATTATGCCGCTTCGGCGTACTCTACTGCCAGACCCAGAGCGTTAATGTTACGGTCTTTGTTAGAGCCGTACCACACAGACTGCATACGAGTGTCGGGATTGTGACCCGTCATGTGATTGGTCATATAAGTGACTGCATTGTAAGCAGACCACCATGAACCAGCACCAAACTCAGCGCCAGGCTGTGTTTCTACCACTTGCATTGCCTCTTGAGCATTACGAGAGACAACCTTTTCGCCTTTCTTAAACTGCTTCATCAGTTCATCAAAAGACACAGCACCCGACTTCGTGGTCGTCTTCGGAAAGACTCGCGCAAAGTATTCGAACAGGTTATCTTGAGTGTACCGCTTCTCAGAGAGAAACTGTGCCATCTCGCGATACTTGTCCATCTTCTCATGGGCTTCATTGAGCGCCAACTTCACTTTCTCAGCATCGAACGATGCGCGGTGATTCAGTGAGATACCCAACGATGCCTTGCCTTCAAGAGACAGAGACAGAGTGTTGTTACATACAACACGGATCGGAGTGAATCGAATATCGACACCCTTGCCGTAGTTGTGAGGGTTAGACAACAAGAGATAAGATTCTACCTCATCTTTGCCGCCAAAGAGACTGAAGGACTCGTTGACTTTCGCCAGACCCCAAATGATCTGACCGTCTTTGAGTGAACCAGCAGTGTGCATTGACATGCCACCAGTCTTGGTGTACTCATCAAAGAACTCGAAAGCCTCTTCATTCTGAACAGGGATCCAGTTGTCAGAGACGATATCTAGATACTTGTTATCAGAAGAGCGAACGAGCGCCTGACGCTTCGGTGCGCGGACCATTTCGCCATTGCGCGAGTAGAAGACATTTTCTTTCTCGACAGACCAGTCAAGACCAGCCGCTTCCATCATCTCACGCGGAGTGAGATTGTCATCAACTTTAACACCGAGGCCGTGCCAAGGCACTTCACCAACGTAGGCCATTTGTGCTTGGCCGTTCAGCATTTCGATTTCATGACTCATAACGATTTCCTCATCAATTAACGTTTTACCACACTATGAGATAATTATCTCAGGAAAAATTCAGCCTGTCAAGCGTGAATTTTGCATATTTTCTTCAAGAAAAGTTCGAATAGCATCGACAGCCCGCAAAGACTTGCCACCGATGTGCCAGTTGTATACTGCATCTTCGCGACACCGCAGGCTGAACTCCTTCCAGTCATAGATAGTCACTGGAACGATGTCGCCGTCATCTTCGTCTTCGAAGTCCAACAACCACTCAGTAGTGACCTTATCGTCACCCGATGGTTCCATGTAAGTAGGCTCACCTAGCAACTCGACCAGATCATGATAGTTCGCAGACACATAGCCTTGAAGACTAGTACCGAAAACATTCGATTCACCTAACAATGAATAACTCATAACAAACTCCTTACAGATAATCGCAAACTTTTTTCCAGATGCCTTCTAACTCTTCTTGAGAGTCGAACCCGAAGGCAGTTGCTTCGTCCCAGTCTGAAGACTTATAGATCACACGATCAGGACCACCATTGTTCATAATCGCTTCGGCGATCATGGCAGGACTACGATACGTGGCAACCCAATCACCGTTGTGGTCGATCAATTCGAT